GTCATCAACGGCGCCAACAGTCAGAGCAAACTGCAAAGCAAGCCTGTGCGCTGGTTGTTCCTCGATGAGGTGCGGAACTATCCCCCTGGCGCGTATGAAATGGTTTTGAAACGCACGCGGGCATTCTGGAACGCTCGCCGGATTATGATTAGCACGCCTGACCATGAGAATGACCATGTGCATCGTGCATACCTGGAAGGCGACAGGAGGATTTACAAGGTTGAATGCCCCGAATGCAAAGGCCGCCACGAAATGGCATTCGATAACATCAAATGGGATACGAACGCCGACACGTTCAAAAACGACGAGTGGGACTTCGACGAACTGACCAAGACAATCCGCTACGAATGCCCTGACTGCCAGGCGGCGTTCATCGACCGGCAAGACATACGCAAGGCGTTTGCCTGTTCCGGCATTTGGGAATCTACCAACCCGCAGGCGCCAAGCGAGAAGGTTTCGTTCCGCTGGTCTGCTGTGCTGCCGCCATGGGTAGCCTGGCGTGATTTGGTGCAGGAATTTCTCCAGGCCAAGGCTGCGCTGCGAGTCGGCACAACTGTTCCCTTGAAGGCATTCAAATGCGAATCGCTTGGCGTGCCCTGGATCGAGGAAATGGAGAGTGACGACGAACTGCGCGAACTGTCGGTGCATGACGACGCTTGGCCCTGGGTGGATGAAGATTTCCGCTTCGCGACTGTGGACGTCCAGAAAGATTTATTCTACCTAGTAGTGCGTGCCTGGTCGAAGGACGGCCGCAGCAGGTTGGTGCATTGGTCAAAACCTCTGACCTTTGAGGATATTGAAGATTTAAGAATCCAGCACGAAGTAAAACCGCACTTGTTGTTCATCGACTCGGCCTACAATACGCAGAAGGTTTACGCAGCCTGCAAACGGTTTGGCTTCACTTGTATGCGGGGCGCCAAGGCGCGGGACTTCGCGCACAAGCTGAAGGGAGCCGACAACGTGCGCCGCGCCTACTCGCCCAGGGTTTACGTTGACCCTGCCGTGGGAACCAAAAGCCAGGGCAGGGTGCGCCCTGTGTCGCTGTTCCATTGGAGCAACCCAACCGTGAAGGATGTTTTGTGTAACCTGCGCGACGGCAAGGGCGCCAGTTGGACGGCGCTGCCGGATGCCGGCCAGGAATACGAACTGCAAATGTTCAGCGAGCGCCGGAAGGAACGCCACGACAAAGCCGGCCAGGTTGTTTACGAGTGGCACAGGGTAGGCAAGCGGGCAAACCATATTTGGGATTGTGAAGGAATGCAGGTTGCCGCTGCCATGATGGCGAAGTGTCTGGCTGAAGTCGCTTGACGATTCCACAACCTGACGCAGGTTGGTTTCGGTTTGGTTCATGTCTCAAAGGCGGCTCTGCTGGTTTCCTCTTTCCCCACGCAGGGCCGCCTTCTTTTCATTCGCTTGAGATTTCCCTGATGGCCCCGACTATCTTTCCCAAATGCGGGCAGAGGGTTTATTTCTAGATTTCACCACCAGCGAAATCACCACCATCCTGGCCAAGGCCAAGACCTTGATTACGGAAGGCAAAACGCTGATGGCCTACGGCATTGGCGGCCGGAATGCTACCAAGCAGTTTACGCTTCCCATCGACCAGGTGCTGCGCGAATGCCGTTTCGCGTTAAAGAAAAAAGACCCAGCAACCTACGGCTACCTGTCAACCCGCACATATTCCAAGTTCCGAAATGCTTAAAGGATTCTTAAAAAAACTTGGTTCGCTTTGGGAACCTCAATACCAAAGCAACCGTTACCGGCGCCCGCTCCGCTACCTGAACAAGGACACAAAGCAGTTAATCCCGACCGGCACGCACCAGCAACTTGTCAGCGCAGGCCGCTGGCTATTCGGAAACTTCGCACCAGTACGCGGCGCCCTGCTTGAACAATGCACCTACAGCGTGCAACCGTTTATCCCGCAATATGTCGGCAAGGATTTGGAATGGGGCGTGCAGGCTGAATCCTGGCTGAACGATTGGCACAAGATCATGGACGTCCAAGGGCGCTGCGATTTTGAAGAATTTCTCTACCTGTCGCTGCTGTCGATAAAGCGCGACGGCGACGTCGGCGTGATGCTGACAAACACAGCCGGCGGCTATCCCGCCGTGCAGTTGATACCTGCTCACCGCATTGCCAGCCGAAACCAGGACGCAAACGAACACAATGGCGTAATCAGTAACAAGCAAGGGCGTGCGGTGTCCTATATGATTGACGGCGAGCGCAAAGTGAGCGCCCGCGATATGGCGCTGTGCTTCTTTCCTGAATGGTCTGACCAGGGGCGGGGCATCACGCCCTTGTCGGCCGTCACCGCCGACTTGCAGGATGTCAAGGAGTTGCGCGAATACGAGTTAAGCGCACAGAAGGCGGCCAGCAGCATTGCCCTGGTTGAGCATAACGAGGACGGCTACGCCGACGACTCCGAGGCGTTTATCGACCAGACAATTGACGACGGCGCCTTGTCCACAACGATGGAAACGCTGGAAGGCGGCGCCATTCGATATTTCCGCGCCGGTTCCGGCAGCAAAATCGAGGTAATGGACAGGAACCGGCCCAGCGCAAATGCCCAGGAGTTTGAAAATACAATCCTACGCTCTGCCTTCCAGGCGCTTGAATGGCCCTACGACCTGTCCCTTGACCCGACCAAGATTGGCGGGGCGGTGGTTCGCCTGGTTACTGCGAAGGCGCAGCGCACAGTCGAGAAAAACCAGAGGCTAGTCCGAAAGATTGCCAAACGCATTGACGGTTACGCATTGGCCAAGGCCATGAAGCTGGGACTGTTGCCGCAACCCAAGGGCGGCGATTGGTATTCCTGGCACTATCAAGGCCCGCGCAAAATTTCAGTTGATGGCGGGCGCGATGCGGCAGCCGGTCGAGAAGATTACAAACTTGGCCTGACAACCTTGCAGGAACTATACGCCGACCGTGGCCTGCATTGGGAAGATGAAGTCGAGAAAAGAATTTCAGAACAGCGTTTCGTTTTAGACCTGGCCGACAAGTACGGCATTGACCCGAACCGCGTTCAATTACTTACACCAAACGGATTACCCAACGAGAATGAAAATAAAACAGGAGTTTGAAAAGTGGGCCATTCTGCCGGCGTGCATTGAGCAGGCCCAGGCAACCCTTGGCGCGAACATAATCGAGGCCGCCGAGGCCGAGCCACAGGATGAACTGGACGAGTACACCTTCAGCGAAGCCGGAGGCGTGGCAATCATTCCTGTGCATGGCGTCATTGGCCACAAGGTTGGCCCAGTTGCCAAGATGCTGGGCGCCGTTGATGCGCTCGACGTCATGGCGGCCATTGAACTGGCAGCCGACGACGACGAGGTTGACACAATAATTTTAGACATTGACTCACCAGGCGGGACAGTTGCCGGCGTGCCTGAATTAGCCGAGACAGTCGAGGCTGTGCAGGAGTCAGGCACTAAAAAGATTTACGCCTACACCGACAGCCAAATGGCCAGCGCGGCCTATTGGTTGGCTGCCGGTGCAAACGGTATATTTGCCGCACCGTCTGCTGACGTTGGCAGCGTCGGAGTTTACCTGCCTGTGATGGATACCAGCGCGGCCCTAAAGGAACAGGGCGTGTCGGTTGAAATTTTCAAGAGTGGCAAATACAAGGCCGCCGGTTTTCCTGGCGTTGCCCTTGACGAGGAAGTGCGGAAGCACCTGCAACTTGAAGTCATGGACACGTACAACGAGTTTTCTGGTTTTGTTCGCAAGTTCCGGCCGGAGTTGAGTTACGACAGTTTGCAGGGCCAGACATTCACAGGAAGGCGAGCCGCAGAGATTGGCATGATTGACGGCGAGGCTAAAAGTTTGGATATTCTCTTGCAAAAGCTGGGGAAGGCGTAAGATGAACTCACATTTGTTTTGAAACGATGACCATCGCACAAGAAAACGCCGACCTTAAATCGCAGCTTGAAGCTGCCACGGCCGGCACAGATCAGGCAACCGGCGAAGTCGTCGCGTTGAAAGCGCAAGTTGAAAAACTTGATGAAGCGCAGGCTGGCCTACTTGAGAAGTGCGGCCAACTGGAGGCCGAATTGACCGAGGCCAAGGCCGACCAGGCCAACGTCGAGGAATTAGCCGGCGCCCAGGCTGCCGAGATAGTCGCCCAACAAGGTGCCGAGCCGGTAGCCGAGGACGTCGAGGAAGTCAGCAAGGTTAAAACCCTGGCCGACCTTTGGAACGATTATTCCGCAATTGAAAACCTGAAGGAGCGCACGGTTTTCTATCGGAACGAAATCAAGCCGCAACTGTAATTTTTTAGGAGCATACTAATATGGCAAACACACTAGGGGGCGTAAATCTAGCCCAAATCGCACAGCAAACGCTCGAAACACTCTCGGCCGAGATGCCAATTGTTTCGGCATTCACGACTGACTTCAGCAGCGACGTTGCTGATGTTGGCGAATCGGTCAGCACTCGCGTTGCGACGGCTGTTAGCGCAGGAGATGCCACAAGTGGTTACTCTGCAACGGACGTCACTTCGACGGCCAAGACCATTACGCTGAACAAGCACAAGCACTTCACGGCGGCCTTCACCGACCTGGAGATTGCCAAGGGCGGCATGGATATGCTCGAAAGGACTTTCGTCCGGCCGGCTGTTCACGCAGTTGTAAACGCGATGATGGACGACCTGCTGGCGTTGGCTTTAACAGCCACCTACAGCAACGAGGTGACGGTTGTCGCCAGTAGCTTTGGCGCCGACGACGTGGCCGACCTGGCTGGCGACCTTACGACCTTGAACGTGCCGAAGTCAGACCGTGCCTTGGTTATCAAGCCGGCCTACTACGCCAACCTGGCGCAGGACAATGCTATCCAGGCCAGTTACGCCTACGGCGGCCCTGGTTCTATTCAGGATAATGCGGTGCCGAAGGTTCACGGGTTCAACGTGTACGAGTACAGCGACATTCCTGCCAACGGCGAGAGCCTGGAAGGTTTCGCTTGCGGGCCAGAGGCTTTGATTATTGCAGGCCGCCAGCCGGCGTTGCCAGAGAACTGGGCGGGCGCAGTTGAGTCTGTGCAGGAACCTGGAACCGGCGTGACGTTGCAGCTTCGCAACTGGTACGAGGGTAAAGATGGTGCGCAGTACATCACGGCAACGATGATTTACGGCGTGGCATCTGGCACCGACTCCATGAAGCGCATCGTCTCCGCTTAATGAAGTTAAGTCTGACCGTTGGCCGTAAAGGCACAAAGTACAAGGTACTTTATGTCGGCGAGGATGCCGGAAAGGCAATCGCCAAATATGCCGACGAGTTGGAAGCGGAAAAGGTGAGCTTTGATGAAGTGGCGGTTTTTAGAAAACCGTTTCACTTCAAGAGGCGCAAACTGATGGCCTAACGGCCAGCGTTATGATTCAGCCGGCGGCCTGCTAAACAGCGGCCGTCGGCTTTTTTATTAAATGAGTTACGCGGACGACATTGCCGAGATGATAGCCGACCTGCCGGTGAACTATATTATTGGCGTCACAACCTACACCGGCGCCGTCAACGAAATCTCAAAGGGCCAGGATGCAGGCGAGGGCGGTTTTCTTGACGACTTCGACCTGACAATTGTTGCGAAGAAGGCAGACCATTCAAGCCTGCCAGACATTGGTTCCAAGATGACCGTTGACAGTCAGGTTTACCGCATCGAGAAGATTACAACCACACCGGCCGACGCTGCCGAGGTGCGGTTCAATTTAATGAGCGCCGACCGATGAGCGTTAAAATCAACCAGGCGGCATTCACGCAGCAGTTGAGGCGCTACGCCAAGGTGAACCGGCGCAGTTTCAAGGACATAGTGAACGCCAAGGCGCTCGACATGGCCTACCAGGCGCTGAAACACACAGACGCAGCCAGCGCCAGCGTCATCGAGTACAAACTTGGCGCCATTGGCAACAAGGTCAGCAAGAGCCGCAAGACCGGCCAACTGCGGAAGGGAAAACGAATCCTGAAGGAAAACAGCTTCGCGGCCAGGATCGTGAACAGCCGCCGCAAGAAGGCAGGCCAGCCAATGATATGGGGCAAAGACTTGGAGAAGGCCGCGCAGAAACTCATCAACATGAGAGTGCGGGCCGTTCGCTTCCTGAAAAGCGGCTGGATGCCGGCAATCAAAAAACTTTCCTACGCAGTCGAGCGCCGAGACAGGCGCCCATGGCCGAAGGGGTTAAGCAAAGGCAGGGCCGCAACCAAGGGTTGGGGCAGACCGGCCAAGGCCGAGTTGCGCCCTGAAGCATGGGTGGCCAATAGCGCCACAAACAACAGCCAACAGGCCATTAGCAAGATCAAGGCAGGGTTGAGCAGGGGCATGGCTGCGGCTGTCGCTGACATGGCCATTTACATCCAGAAGAAACTCGGCCGCGACTACAAGAAGGCAGGCTTTTAATGGCATACAATTCGTTAGAAGAAAAACTTGAAACCAGGGCCAAGGCTGTGCTGGACGGCGACAGCACATTCGCCGGCTATTCAATCACCGTCAGCAAGGGCGAGGACGACGACGAACTGGAATTGCCGCGCTGCCTGGTAATCTGCAACAGCGGCGAGGAATCAATCCCTGGCCTGGGCAACTTCAAGTGCGAACTGACGGTGCGACTGATTGAATCCATGGACGACACGACCCTGGCCAACCATCAGACGCACGTTGCCGTCATCCGCGACCTGTTCATGGACTCCGACCTGGCCAGCACCCTGTCGGATGCCACCGAGGAAGTGACGGTTTTTGCCGTTATCTCTCGCGCCCTGGAAAAGGGAGTTGAGGAGCGGGCCTGGTATTGCGAGGTGACAGTTGAAGTGCTGGCGGCGTCGTCCGACCTGGTTACGACAGGGTATTCCAACCTTAAAGCGTCACTCAATTCAATCAGCAAGACCGTGGCCGCAACCGGCACGCCGGAGGTACTTGGCTCTGATTCTGTCAAGTTCCATTCAATTACATTCCAGGGCATGAAATCGGCCCGCACCCTTAACGCGGGCAATGTCTACATTCAACCGGCATCAACCGACGACTCGGCCGGCTTCCGGCTTGAGCCAGGATCGTCAATCACATTTGAGGCGGGCGAGGAGGACAATTACTTCGCGGCCGACCAATTCTACATCGACGTTGACCAGGCAGGCGACGGAGTGGTTGCCCTGCACAGTCGATGAGGGCAGAGGTTTCGCTTGAGGTTTTGGCGGCCTCGTCAAATATCGCTTGAGAATTTAGGAGATTTTATGGCTACAATTAAAGGAACGGCAATTCAGTACGGCATCGCCACAGCGGCCTCGACCGGCATCAGCGGCGAGGCGGCAGTCACCAGTTTAAGCGGCGGCCATAGGGCTGAAACCAAGCGAATCAAGGGGAACAACGGCAACACGATGAGTTTTGTCATTTCCGACCAGACAATCGAGGTAACGGCAACCATCGTCTGCACTAGCTCCCTAAACATTCCGGCCATTGGCGACACCATAACGCTTTCAGGTTTCGATGATGCCGACTTAAACGATTCCTACTATTGTATCAGCAGCGACGCCAATCACTCCAACGAAAGCGAACTGACGGCAACGGTTGGCCTGTTGAGCTTCAACGACACAATAACATTGCCGTAATAATGTGGATGACTACCTGCACAGCATCATTCCTGAACCTGTCACCATCCTGGGACAGGAGTTGCGGCCGTTTAGTCTAGGACACTACCTGCTGCTAAATCGCCTGGACTGCGCTTTCCTGTCGGATGACAAGGAACCGTTGCTGGGCGATTTGCTTTTGGGCCTGCTGGTTTGTGCCAACACCTTTGAAACGTCGCAGGATATACTGCGCCGTTCTGACCTGGGCGACGACATAAAAGCCTGGGCCGAAAACGTCGGCGAATTTGAGGCAGACGAGAAGGCTGAACTGTTCACCGCTTACCTGTCGGCTGCCATGGAAGTGCCGAAGTTTTGGACAAGCGGCCAGGCCAACGGAAGCAAGGCCGGCGCACCCTGGCCGCAACTGGTACGCACGCGCCTGTTGTCCGAGGGCGGCATGACGTCATCCGAAGTAATGAACCAA